CCGATGCTGAGGCTAAATACTTCACAATAACACCTTCTACTAATCCTCAGTACGCAGCTGATGGCTATGAAGATGTGACTTATTATACTAATAGACCTAAAAAGATCCAGATACCGAAAGGTGTTGTTGGCAGTCAATGGGTATATGTACTTACTAACCCTCTTATGGCTGGTATATGTAAGATAGGCTTTACTAAGAATAAGCCTTCTGATAGAGTTAAGCAGATAAACTCCGCTACCGGTGTCGCTTTAGACTTCGTTGTAGAATGGGCTTTTCCTTGTATTAACGCTCATGATGTAGAAAAACAAGTACACAAGTACTTACAAGACAATGGTTTTAGAGTAAACAATAATAAAGAGTTTTTTAACGTTAGTGTTGAAGAGGCTAAAGCTGTCGTAGAAAGAATAGGTAAACCTTATAAATTAGAAAACGATGAAGAATAATTCGCTTGGCAACTTGCGCGCGTTTCGCGCGGCGGCCGCTGCCGTTATTATCATGCTCTCGCCCGCATGCACAAAAGACGACGTCACTCCTCAACCTTGCAAAGGTGGACCTTGTGATGCTGCTATGTTCTTTCCCGGTGAAAGAGATGTAAACGGCTATTATACTATAGATTTAGATTGGAATGGTGACTACTATCCCTACTTTTCTATAGATATTCACGCTACTAAGGTGGATTCTTACTACGAATACAATGGAGTTGCAGTAGTTGAGGGTAATTTTGATAGTGATACCACTTGGATACTTCCGGAATCAGGAGTTGAGGTGAATGTAGTACAGGAAACTACCATTTACTTTAGTGAGTCGCCGGCTAGATTAGAGTCTAGACGTGTAGTAGGTCCTTTTCCTCCTCAAATGGTAGGGGATACTATAACAATAAACATGGAAATCTTTTGGGATGCAGGGATGGATTCAGTAATAAAAAATTATTCCGAAAAATTTATTGTAAAATAGTTGATTCTTTGAAAAAAAATCATTATCTTAATTTATATTATAAAATATATAAGATATATGATAATAATTAACAGTAATAATATATAAGTATATAAATATATATAATAATAAATAAAATTAATCTAATATGGCATTATCGGCAGAAGATATATCGAAAAATTACGAAAAACATCTTAAGATTATAGATACTTACATTACGGATCGTAAAGATCTAGTGTTATCTATGTTAAAAGCTATGGAGGATAACTATGTTATGGCTCCTGCTAGTGGTAGAACTTGGTATCATAATGCCTTTGCAGGTGGATATGTCGATCATGTTAATAGAGTAGTGGAGTATGCGGTGAAGCAGTCTAGGTTATATAAGGATATGGGTGGATCAGTTGATTACACAGAAGAAGAATTAGTCTTTGCCGCATTGTTCCATGATTTAGGTAAGCTAGGAGACGGTGAGCAACCTAATTATATACCTCAGACCGATAAATGGCGTCAAGATAAGCTATCAGAGATGTATACCTTTAACCCAGACTTAGATTTTATGCTTATACCAGACCGTTCACTGTTTATATTACAGAGATTCGGTATAAAGGTCAACCAGAAGGAGTTCTTAGGCATCAGACTACATGATGGAGTGTTCGATAAGGCTAATGAAGCCTACTTCTTTAGTAATGTAGAGTCGTCTAGACAGAAAACATCGATAGTCTCAGTGCTACATGCTGCAGACTTCTTAGCTTCTAAGGTGGAATACGATATGTGGAAGGGTAGTGGCGGTAAATCCACTCCTAAAACCAGTAAAAGTAAAAGTACTACAGGGAGAACAGTAAACTCTTCGGAAAGTCTTGCAAAAACATTAAAAAATCTATAAATTATGGAATATTTTACAGTAACTAACATAATAATTACGATTTTAGTTGCCATTTTGGTAATTATGTTGTATATTTTAAGAAACCTACTTATAAAAGTTGAGAAATATGAGGAAGTAACAGAAGATCAGACAAAATATCTTCAAAACGTCTCAAATGCAATAGGACAAGGCAAACAGCACCTGCAACAGTTGGATCAAAAGGGGGTCTTTCAAAGCGACGACGAAGTTGGTGAATTTTTTAACCAAATGAAATATGTACAAGACGAGCTAGATAAATATATGCTCCCCGAAAACTATGGCAAGGAAGAAATCCAAAGCTAATTACTTTACAAAAGAAACAGAAGAATACATAGTAAGATTTAATACCTCAGATGACCATGAGTATAAACAAGGCATCTTTACTGAACACATTTACTTACCTTTTTACAAGCTAGCAGAAAACATTATACATACCTTTAAGTTCTACTACACAGATGTAGATAAAATAGAAGACTTGAAGCATGAAATCGTATCTATGCTGTATGAAGAGAAGATTATGAAGTTTGACGCCACAAATGGTGCTAAAGCCTATTCGTATTTCGGTACAATTGTAAAGAGGTGGTTAATTAACTACAATAACAAGAACTATAAGAAGCTAAAACAGATAGGTTCCTTCGATGACATGGAAGAAAGCTACGAACCTAACATAGATCTTGAAGCTCCCTCAGCTAAAACACTAAGTAAGTTTATGAATTCATGGATAGACTCAGTCTACATGGACATAAATGAGTTTTTTACTAAAGACTCCGATATTAAGATAGCAGATGCTGTATTGACAGTATTTAAGACTAGAAATGACTTAGATATATTCAAGAAAAAAGCACTTTACATATACATAAGGGAGATGACAGACTGCGAAACTCCTCAATTGACCAGAGTTATAACAGTTCTTAAAGAAGACTTTAAGGAAAAGTACCAAAAACTATACGATCAAGGCTTACTTTCCCAGAATACCGAATAAGTCTATTTATAATAAACATATTATGAGTTTAGATAAAGAAATATTTAACGGAAAAACATTATCTGATCTCTTTAGCGAAATACACGACAATTCTACTAATACAAGAGTGCAGGTAAAAGCCCTCATAGGTGAATTGAAACCTCTAATAGAGAACATTGGAGACGCAACTCTTATCGTTCCTATGATAAAAGAATACATGGAGATAGGTGTAAAGAATGACGAAGCTTTAATAAAGTTAGCGACAGTCATTCAACGTATAGAGTCAGCACAAGCTAAAGGAGATACTAACGACATGTTCGATTTTTCTGAACTTCAAGATTTATTAGAAGAGTCTGAAGAGGTAAAAGAAGAAGTTGAAAATGTAGAAGATAAGGAAGAAGAAAATGAGTAGATTTTCTACAAATTTTAATAATAGTAAAAGTACTCCGTTTCAACGTAAAGACGGTACCTCTTTTGTTCCTGCTAGGGTTAAGGATATTATAATGGATAATAACCATCCCGAGTATGATAAATACGGAGGAACTAATTCTGTAGGAGTTATTAAATATGAAATAGTAGGTAAGACTAATACCTATAATGAAACTGCTCAACTACCAGGAGCTTTCCCTTTAAACAATACAGTAAGAACTTTACCTCTATTAAATGAAATAGTATTATTGCAGGTTGCCCCAGATAGCCAAATTAAAGAGCTTAAGAGTAATAATAAAATTACTTATTATACCTCTATAGTAGGACTATGGAATCACCCTAATCATAATGCTTCTCCATCTGATGATGAAGAGAACGTAGATTTAGGAGAGGATGTAGAAGAGAGTAGTGTGACAAACCCTATGCAACCTTTTCCTGGAGACTTTCTACTAGAGGGTAGATTAGGTCAATCTTTAAGATTAACCGGATATAAAAGTGTAAAGAATATATTCACTGACGATGAAAATAACGGCTTACCACTTACTATACTTTCTAACGGTCAAGAAGAAGTAGGAGACGCTTACAACCATTTAGTAGAAAACGTTAATGATGATTACTCTTCTATATATTTAACATCAGATCATAGGATAGTATTAGACCAAGCCAGAATTAAATACGACTCTCTCCATACGGCACCGGTTAGATCTGACCAATATAGAGGTAATCAAGTAATTGTAAACGGAGGTAGACTATTCTTTAACGCTAAAGAAGAAGATATTAATTTAGCAGCTCAGAATAATATTACAGCGACCTCTGATATAATAGGACTCGACGGGGAGCAGTATATTGGTTTGGATGCTAATAAAATATACTTAGGGAAAAGAGCAAAAGAACTAGAAGCAGAACCAGTAATTAAAGGAGATACTTTAGAAGTATGGCTTAATCAATTGATAAAAGGCTTAGAGGGAGTAGCAAAAGCTATGACTAAAGCTAAGACTATAGATCAAAAAATTATACCTAATGTTAATAAAGAGGGGATAGTATTTAAAGCTAAGCTTAAAAGTTTAACTAGTCAAATAAATCCTGGAGGAAAACAATCACAACTTAAGTCAAGAAAAGTATTTACTGAATAATGCCACATACTCTAATAAAATTTGGGAATTTTAATATAGCTAAGATAGTGTCTACACAAATGGCATATATCGAAGCATCTCTTATAGTAATAGCAAATCAAAAAATAAACCAGATTATTAATGAGTTATTAAAAAAATGCCCTCCACCAGCTGCAACAAATGCAATATTAAAAAAGAAAGAATCGATAGAAAGGTTATTTAATACATATGATAGAAAGATACAAAGATTCAATAGCCTAGCAAGGAAAGTAGATCCTATTATTACCTCTTTTAAAGTATTAGTAGATTTACTATCACACTTGCCTATACCTACTACAATTGGTATCCCACCAGGTCCTGCCGGTGGTGTTATATTCTCAATGCCTGCTGGACTAGTTCAAGGACAGTCTGCTATGTTAACAAAATATATAAAAGTAGTAGAAGACTTAGAAAACGAAAAAGAAGCTATAAAAAGCCTAGTTGGAGATACAGCCGGTATATTCGACCCTATAAAAGTTAGATTACAACAGATAGATGTATTATGCTCTCACTGTATACGTAATCCTTTTTCAGAATTAGATACAAACGCTAGAGTAATAAACCCATTCTTATTAGACTCTGACGACTTAAGTAATAGAAATTTACTTAAACAAGCATTCGGTAAACCTGGTAATACAACATTAGAACAAGACATATATAGTACACTATCCTCAGAAGGATTAGTTGGTACATGTTCTTTAGGACCAGAATATCAAACAAGACAACAATGTGAAAATGCAGGAGGTAGATGGACAGAAGGAAGAGGACAAGTAGGAGATGTACCCGGTGTCCTAACCCAATCACAATTAAACACAGCATATGCCGGAACCGGTATAGGTAGAGATTCAGATAATACCCAAGGAGGTGAAAGTTATAGATCACCATCAGGAGTATTATATACCTTAAAAATCGAAAAAGATCCTGAATCACCACCAATAGCTACAAGGAAGAGAGCTATTGCAGTAGACTTTAGAGGAATAGTAGTACTTAGAGGTCCATTTTCATTTTCTAGTTCAGAAAAAGTACTAAGAGACGAAATAAAATTTAGAATTAACAATCAACTTCCATAACCTAACTATTTATATATATGAAACTCGATCAATTAAGAAAAATCATACGAGAAGAAGT